CTGCGACGATGATGTCAGCCCGTGAGCCCGTCAGTTGAGACGTGACTCCCAAGGATTTGACGGAGGGGGCGTGGGAGGCTGGCGCGGGTCCGACGTCAAAGCTGATTTTAGAGAATCGCTGTTTTTCACTAGGTCGCAGATGAGCGAGAATAGGCAATTCATGGATGAGTCTAAGTGTAAAAGTGCTGAAATCGTCTGCTCTTGTTTTTGACGCAGAGACAACAAGGATGTTTCTTCTTTGGTCGAGGAGGAGTTGGTGGACAACGAATGCAGAGCAAATCCAACTTTTACCGACTCCCCTAAAGCCTTCGATAATAGCTCGTCTATCTCCTTTTTGCATGTAATCAGCGATTTCATATTGAATAGTAGTTGGGTCTGGTAAGTTGAGTTCCTTCCAGACAATGTAAAGAAAGTTACGGAAGTCCTTTAGCTTTTCGGGAACGTCCATGGGTTATTTGTTGTTCCCTCTGTTCTTCTTCCTGCTCTGTATTTTCAGGTTCTTGCGGTTGTTATTCCTTGGGTTGCGGTCCTTGTGATGAACGTCCTTCCCGTCGCCCTTACGGGCGCGTTTCGACTTAATCATCATACGCCTTGCCTTGTTGCGCCCCGCCCTGCGTTTCTTCTGCTTCTTACGCTTGTGGTAAGTGCGGTATTCCTTCTTATAGTTCCTAGCCATGAGCTGCTTCGTCGAAGGGTAAGATTTTAACAAGGCTCTCCATCGGGTTGTCCTTGGCTAGCCCTGCGTGGATTCCATTGTCCTTAAGCAGCTGCCGTGCGGCGTTAAGGTCGCTCGGTGCTGCCTCACCTGACTCGATGCGCGAGATGAACTCGGTTATGAGCAGGGTCTGGAGTTCCTTTAGTTGGTCCTCTTGGTTGGTTACTTTTTTCTCCATTCGTTGTAGGTCTTAAGGATTAAATAACAAAGAGTAGTCACACCCACCGCAATGCCGACAACTAGATTGATGTCGGCTAGAGTGAACGAGCCCAGCATCCCAATGATGCCAATAGCTGCGGGGAGATGCGTAGAGTCCATTATCTCACGGAAGTTATGGTGAGGACCGGGTAGCTTATTGAGCTTGTCCATTCGGTGACATCATCTGCTCCACCTGCGGCGGTGGAATCATCCCAGAAGTACATCTGGTTCAGCTTTACGGACTTGTCTCCTGACGAGGCGTTATCCCACTCCCGGCCCATTATCTTGATGAATCTTGAAGCTCCCCAAGTTCCAACAGCTCCAAAGGCCGTGTCATCTCCGCCCCCCGACCCGTAGTAGGTGTTCCCAACATTAAAGACCCACTTAAAGTGGGCTCTTGTTCCGTATTGATTCCCACTCCCCACCGTAAACTTGGCGTTCGTCACTTCAGTGTAACTTCCGGGGGTGCCGTAGGCGGCAGCACCAGCAATATACAGCTTGAACAGCCCCAGTGACGCGGTGTCACCGTCTCTAGCAACCGTAAAGTTATACTCGTATTCAACTCTACTGGTGCCTGTCGGGGGCGTGTAGCACACAACGGACCCAACCACGTCTGCCATGGTGTCTGTAAGTTCTTGAACGGCGGCTGTGGGCCAAGTCCACACCCCTACTCCGGTGTGCTTCGTTAGTTGGTTATTTCCGTCTGCTGGTGCACTGACCCGGTCCAGAATTTCCCCATTTTTTACGGGAAGGGTCAGTACATTGCCGCTAAGGTCGAGGTCGGTTTTTAGAGCTTCCTCTCCGATTGACCCCGCTGGGTATGTTATGGTTTTGCCTGTGAGGTTTAAGGTGGATGCTAACTCAGTCGCTCCTACGGCCCCGGCATCAATTTTGGCCGTTGTTACTGCGTCATCTACTAGCTCATCCGTGTCAATAGAGTCGTCGGTCATGTGGGCCAGAGCTACGGAGTTCGTGGTCAGGATTGTCGTTCCTGAGCCTCCTGTCGTATTGGCGTCCTCAGCCACCTCCTGAGCTGCAAAGAGTCCTTGGCGGTATGCGTTGTCCAAGTCAGCCTCAGCGATTCTGGAGCCAGCTTGGAAGTCTACTATGGGGGTTAATGAAGTTGCCCTGTAGATGCGAAGGGTGTCGGCAGCGGATGCGCCTGCTCCTCCAGCCCCCGTGGACGCATTCGGAGCCGCAGCCAACGTCACTATTTTCGTGGTAGCGTTGACGCTGGATACAACTATTGGGTGCCAAGTAGAGCTGACCTTCACGCGGACCTCGATGTCTCCGGTGTTGATGTAGTCGAACGTCCAAGGACCGTGGTTCACGTTATCCACCCCATTAGTGCCTGAAGCAGCTGCTCCTAGAGTGATTTCTGTATATGATTCTGCCATTTTTCGATGGGGGTTATTTCTGTAAGTTTTGGTAGTAAGCGCGGTTAAGTTCCGGGTATTCGCCCATCACTTGGTTTTTAGCGTGGTTTGAGTAGAAATCAAGTATGCGCCCAATAGCCGCGTGTCTTGGGTGGCGCTTACCAATAGTCATGTCAGTTGCCGGGGGAAGAGATTGATACTCCGCTCCTTCAATCAGCGCCCGAATAGATTGCCTAGCTGTGCGCCCTCCAATCTTCATCGAAGAGAGTAACTCTTGATGTCTGTCGAAAGCGGTCTGCCCTCCGTTGGTGTTTCTGAAGCGCCTAGTATCCAAGGCTCCGCTCCATATAGCAGGCCGTTGGAGAAACCCTTTGCCTAGGGAGTGCAACTCCATATCAACAATATCGTTAGACTCTGGTACCTGCTGACCAAGACCCACAAAAGAAGGAAGGAACGGGCCTGATTTCTTTTGCTTTTCCCCTAGCCAGTTCCTCCTAGGCTCTAACGTAGCGGATGATATGGGAGTCTCAGGCATATCTGGGCGCATATAGGCTGGGATTTTCTTCATCACATGGTCTAGAAGTTTTCTTGTCTCGTAAATCTGAGGCTCCTTCTCCACGAGATTCTCTGTCCAAGTAAGCCCCGTGGGAACAAACCCTCCAGCTATCTGTGCGCCAAGGTCCCCGGCTTTTGAGAGGTCTTTGAACGCCTCCATGACATTGTAAAGCCCCTCGACATATGAGCCGTTAGTGATGTTGTTGCTAAACGTCATCGTTATGACTGAAAGTATTTTATGAACAGTCCCCATGCCTTCTTCTATAGCGGTGTCGTCCGCAATCATGCCCATGGATTCGTCGTCGCCAAACGCCGCAGGCGTCATATGGACGATATCAGCAAATATACCAAGAATAGTAGCGAACGGGTCCATTCTCTGGTAGCTGACCCATTTAGCGTCCTCTCCTTCCCCAACACGGACGGACCACGGTTTCTTACCAATAGCGTCCCACGCAGCCTTTGCTGACCGAGACACGGGTGGTGAACCAGTGACACGCTCTTTGACAAGCTCCATAGTATACAAAGAACTCGCCGTCATCAAAGCGGAGGTAGTCAGCCTTCCGTGAAGCTCAGCCGCCGCAACAGAGCCTGCTTGTGCTTGCGCTTGGAGATGCTCTTTTGCCATTGCCTCCGAGAACGGCATATCAGCATATTGCTCTCTTAGCTGCTTCTGCCAGTTCTTGCCGTGCCCCCTATTGAACGCCAGCCTTTTCAAGGCTTCTTGGTTTACCCTGTCCTCGTATGCGGCCTTCGGCTCGTCGTGGCGCTTTCTTTGCTTAAGGTATTGATGCGCGTGCTCGTGCTCCATCACAAACTCCTCGAAATCTTCGTACGATTTAAAGTGTTTGTCGTCCAACGGGGATACGCCCTCCACTCTGGGGTCTTCCGCTCTCCAAGCTTTCCGGTCGTACATCTCCTTGATTCTTTCCCTGTCTACGCGGATTGTACCAGTCGGGCCTTCATCGTACCTAATATAAGCAGCGGCCTTATCCTTGGGGATTTCCTCGTATTTAACCTCAGGCTCGTTCCACTGGGACTTCTCATACTGTTCTTTAGCCGCCGCTGGGATTTCCATTCCGGTATCTTCTCCCCTCGCGGCTTTAGCGTAACGATTAGTGTTCATTATCGCCTGCTCGCTTCCTACCGTCATCCTATTTGGGTTAAGTAGCCCGTATCCGCTTTTACCTCTTTTATCCATCACGTCCTGAACGTCGAAGGATTGATGGATTTTACCCGCTCCGGGTAACGGAATTACCCTGCTCAACGCAAAGGTAATGATGTTTGTGGGAGTTCGGACAAAAGGAACAGCAAATGCGAGCCATGGGTGCGCCATAGCTGTTCGTGAAACAAAATGAGCCAGTGGGTTGGATGGGGTATTCGTGAATGTGTTTATAAGGGACCAGTCAGTGGCTCTTTCCACCAGAAGGTCTCTTTGCTCTGTCGTTCGATAAACGAATCCGTCACCAAGTCTCATGTTGTTGTTGTAGAAGTGCTCGTCCATGTGCTCGTCAATAAAGGCGGCTCTCTTACCAAACCTAAGACCCTTGTCGTCCGCTGCTTGCGCGGCTTCTTTATACACGTTGGATTCGTTAGCTATGCGCCCCTCCTTGGTCATGTGGGCTTCAAAGTTGTCCCTGACATAGGAAGCAATCTCATATGGGTCCTTTATGCCCCTCCTGTGCGCTTCCATAGCCAAGTCCGCCTTGACGTATGAACGGTAGTTCCATTGCTTGAAAAGCTCATCCCCGGCCATAAGAATTCTTTGCGGAGCTGATACAATATTACCAAACCAATTCCCCGCATTGGTTAACGGGTCGTCTCCCTCTCCAAAGTGCCACCCGGATTTCATGTCCTCAAACCTGTTGTCCGAGTAAGCGGTGTAGCCAGCGATGCTTCTTGGTTCTCCTTCTTTAAGGCTAATAGAGGCGTATTTCCACGCATCCATAAAGGACTCCATGTCGTATATAGATTTAATGCGCGTCCTCAAAAGGTCGGCGTTCCCTGTGTGAGCAAACTGCGCCGTAGCCCCAGCAATGACCTCAAAGTCTCTGAAACCCTTCATAATAGCGCTACCAACCATGTTCACGCCCCAAGTGACAGGGCTGCTCAGAAGGGCGTTAAGATACCAGCCGATGGTCCTAGCGAACCCGTTTCTAGAGTCTGAGCCCAGCTTACTTAAAGCGGCCTCTATGTCTTTGCTGTTAGTCGCTTGCCTAAGTTCCGATAGAAATTGCTTCTCGCTTCTGGAGCCTCTTACTCCTCGTCTGTAAGCCGCCTCTTCCACCGAGAGGTCTCGGTCTACGCCCTTCATTTTAGGTCTGAACCCCAAGTCTTTACGGCGCTTTATTCCACCCGTTCCTGTCCCCTCGTAAATAAACTTACGTTGGAGCATACCCATTGAAAGGTTGGTGCCGTACTCTGCCCACAGCTCTTTAACGGCTAAGAACTTATCTAAGTTTGAGTATACCTCCGTCAGCAAAGGCTTATAGCTAAGCTCTTTCTGCTTAGCCACACCGTCCTCCATGACGTCGTATGTGACGGTGCCTTTAGTCTTATGGGCCTTCTCCGCTCTTTTAACTGATTCTCCGACCTCTTCCGCCAGAGTCGTGTAGAGCTTGTGAATCATATTCTGCTCTTCGTAGATTCTTTCCAAAGCGTCTACGTTACCTCTGGCTTGCTCTAGCTGCTGATGCGCTAGGTCCCTGTCAAACACGTCCCAGTGGTCTTTCTCCAGTAGGGACGCCTCAACCTTGTCGAATGTCTCTTCAGCGTTTTTGGGCGGTCCATGCACAGCAAAGCGCTTCTCTATTGCTTTACGCGCAAGTACACGCACTAAAGCAACAAGTCCTTCATTACTGTGGACTCCTGAAAGGAGTTTTCTGCCAGCTAGTATAGCTTGGTCTCCTGTACCCGTAAGGAAGTCGTCCCCAGCTTCGTCTACAACCTTTGTGACAAGACTTTCAATATCCGCAATTACCTGCCCTGTATGTTCTCCAGCCTCGATAATCTCTTTGGCTATTTTCCGTTTATTAGCTAAAGAACCCGCCACGCTGGGGATATCTAAGTCACCAAACTCAGACAAGAACTCATTCAACTCTGCCTCCTTTAGGTCGTCCACCATGTCCACAGTGGCGTCCTTTCCTTTTATCTTAGGAAGCGGCATCTTCTTAGGAGCGGCTCCTTCAGCGCCCTCTCCCATCGGAAACTCGTCCGTTCCCCGCTTGCTCTTACTTCCCGCTTCGTCCAACCAAGACTTAATAACCTGAGCGTGGCTTTTCTTAGCCTTAGGCTTGTAGTAACCAAGCTTTCGCCCAACGAGCCCTTCTAGCTCAGCCTTGAACGCTGGGTCTTCTTCAATGCGCTTCAAGAAGGCTTGCTTAAACTTGTCGATGGCTTCTTCCACCGTTCCTTTGCCTCCATTCCCTTTCCATTTAAAGGGGTTCCCCAACCACCCCGGTTCTCCGGGTTTGGTGTTATTCATGTGCCTCCCCTGAGGGCCGCGCATGACGGAAATAGCGTCCGTGTCGCTTACAGGGACAACCTCGCTAGAAGGCTCTTGGGGTCGCGGAGGAGCGTCCCCGCCCCTTTCCCAGTAACCAGATGCGTCATCCGCTGCGCCCCCAATTGGTGGCCCCGCTTCCTCGGGAGGTTGGCGCACCTTCCACTCATCGTGCATCTCGTCAAGAAGCAGCTTTTCCGCTTGAGTGTCTATTTCTTCCAAGGCTTTCTCTCGCTTCTTCGCTGAGGCTGCGTCTTCTCGACGAAGTTGTTTTTGGGCTGAGGCCTCAATTTCTTCTGGAGTCATCTTTGACCCATGCCCCCGCAACTGCACATTCTCGACTCCTAACTCCACTTCGATATCCTTCTTGATTTCCGCAAGGCGTTCCTCTTTTCTTTTCTTAGCCGCCTCAGGAGAATCCTTCGGACTCCACCCTAACTCCTCATCAAGTTGGGCCTCTAGGTCATCTTTTATTTCCTTCAGACGCTTCTCGCCTGCTTCGGTAAACCCGCGTGCAGCAGCAGGCTGCGCGGCCTCAAGCTCTGAGCGTACCTTGGTGAGCGCTTCGGGGAACTTATCCCTCCAGATGCTTCTGTCCCTTAGGTGGGTAATAGTCTTTCCTTTCGTTTCAAGGAGCGCTTTAGAAGCCTCTGGGTTTTGCTCGAAAGACTCGCGCATAAGGGTCTCCATCAACCCGACATTAGTCTCCCTGTCTGCGGGTCTCTTTCCTCTTATCTTAACACCGCCTCTCTTCCACGCAGGGTTGCTGTACGTAGCAGCGTCAAACTGCCCCGACTTCAGCGTCTGGTAGGCGTGCTCTACGCTTAGATATCCTTTACCTTCGTATCTGAAAGGTCTAGAGGCCAAGTTACTAAGTTCTTTGTTTTGACCAGACCCGTACCAGACATCCAACGTGTTCTCGTTACCTCCGAATGGAAGGTCATCGCCTCCCAGTCTTGCGGGAGCGGGGAGGGCTCCGTTGTCTCTGAGGTTCTGCTCATGTTTCAGCTGAGCCTGTGTGTCCGCCATCTCTCGGAGCATCTCTGGGTCCTCTGAAACAGCTTCTACAAATTCCCTCTCGGCCTTTTCGATGGCTTCTGCCTCGTCCATGCCTTCCGACATGAGCTGGTTCTTCCTTCTGAATTTACCCACTACTTTACCAAGGAACTTAAAGGTTCCTGCTCTACCGAGTAAATCAATGGTGCCTCCAAGAGCTGCGCCAGCAAACCCGCCCTCAATGACGTTCTTGAGGCGCTCTTCCATTTCACTGGAATCTTGTGTGGGGTCGTAGGCTAAATAATTAACCAAGTCATTATCAACTCCCATTCCCTGTAGCATATTAGACAGACGCGCCTCCTGCCCTTTGAACGCTACGAAGTCTGACACAGCGCCTGCGTAGCCCCAAATAGCGGCGGTCTTAGCCTTCTTCTTCATTTTCGCCAGCCGTCTCAGGGTGCTTAGGTCAAGAGACCTATTACCCTTAGCCAACGGCGCTATTGGAGAGGCGACTTTCCCGCCAAAGGCGGCTTGGTGCCCAAGGCTTTTCCGCGCTTGAGTCTTCCTTGCCGCTAGAGCGGATTTAGCCAGCTTGCTCCCCTTTTGGAGTTTAGCGGCTTTCGCCACCCACCCTGCGGTCCCCAAGCCGGGGATTAACCCTATTCCAAATTGAACAAGGTTTTCGCCAAAGCCTCCTACAATCGTCTTGGATTTACCGAAGATGCTCCAGTCCTCCCTGTCCCACTTAGAACCAAACAAACCAAACACACTTTCAGCAAATCCCTCTGCTCCTCTAAGGCCAAATAAAGCCAAATCTCCTGCGGCGTCCCCTAAGGAAAGCTTGTCTTCTTCCTGCCCCGGTTGCTCTGGTTGAGGGGTTTCTCTTTCTTCTGTGGGAGGCGCTGCCAAACCAGCTGCCGCAAGAGGCTCGCCGCTATTCTCTGAGTTCAACCCCTGCAAAGGGCTTCCTTTGGCTGTATTGCTGTAAGATGCCGCAGGAATTATTGAGCTAGCCTCAGCCTCCCCGCTGGGGGTCACGTTTGTAAGGTTCTCTTCTGCGAGAGAGCCTGTAGTTGGAAAGTCTGACATTATTCTTCTTTATTTAAAATCTAGCTTTTTCCCCGTAAGCGCTTGGCTACGGGCCACCGGGTGGTTGTACTGGTAAATTAGAAAGTCCTTCGGGTTATCAAACCCGTAAGCCTCTACAAACTTTCGCATCCCCTCGGGCTTCAAATTCGTCGCGTTCATAAAGGCTTCTTCGTTGACGGAGGTTATGACTCCACCGGCGTCCCTTTTAACAATGTTTGGCGGTAAGTTGACTATAGGGGGTTTAATGATGCTCATTGTGCGCGTTCGCACCGCGTTATCCATATATAGATAGGAGGCCGTCTGCCGTGTAGTTTGCTCACGTATGGCATTAGGGTTCTGGATGTTGTAGGTAGGGGTGCCACCCCATCCGCCCTTATGGGGCCAATCAGATGGATGCGATTCAGGTCTATGCCCCTGTTCTGCGTACATTTCGTCAGCTGCCGTGTTCCAATAATTTTCTTGGGTATCAAGAACAATGTTACCCGTAGATTTTCCGTTAAGAATGGTGGTATGCATGTAGCCTTTTAAGTCTTCCATGTTAACGCCTTGCGCCATCTTCTGCTCCCAAGCTCTTTGCTGCTTGAAGTAAACCGGGTAAAAAGACTCTAAAGAAGGAAAGTTGTCCCGACCAGTTTGCGGAGGAGAGGCCGTGACTGCGCCATACCCCTGCTTATACATATCAATTATTCCTCTTCTAGCCTCGCGCTCAAAGCCTTCGTATCTGTCGCGCCCTTTAGCAAGTTCAGCTATAAATGTTTTGGCCTCTTCAGTTCGCGACTCTAAATCAGCAGGCTTTTTGGCTTTTATTCTTACCCTTTCCGCATCTTGGTATCTCTTGTATAAGTTTCCTACGTGTTCTTCTCCGACAAGAGTGGAGGGAAAAGCTGTCTCCCCTTCCCACCAAGGAAGTGCTCCTTGGTTCGTCACTTCACCCTCTGCGGATACACTGTGCGCTGCCATAGGCTGGTGTGCAGGAGCCCTCCGCGCACCGCTCTGTAAAGCTTCCAAGCCGCCTAAAGTAGTTTCTTGGTCAAACTTTTCGGCGTACTTTACGTGTCTCTGCTTCGCTTCTTCAGCTAGTCGGGCAATGTCTTCCAGCATCTGACGTCCGTAGATATCATTAAAAATGTCCCTCAGGTCGCTTGTCATTTGGTCTACACTCGGGACAGCGCCGTCGTTCTCTTGTAAATACTTGTCAACGGCGGTGCGCTCCCTGCGCTTTCTGATATCCATCGCAGGCCCAAATACCTCTTCCCTGAGCGCTTTTTCTGGCAGCATTGCGTGTAGAACTTCATCTGGAGCGGCTCCGGTTCTATAGGGCTTCGGGTCTTTCTCGCTAATTCCAGTAAATCCTAGCCCCTTCGCCGCCTCGGGCGACAGTTCGATTTGCTCGGCTCTAATGATGCTTACTAACTTATTGCCCGTATAGCGTCCTCCGTCCATATGCAGCACCCCATACTCCGGGCTGTTCTGCGCGACAAGGCGAGCATTAAGAGCCTCATACGTAGCGTCTTGGTTATTAGCAAACTGCGCGAATGCGTCTGCCATGCTTTGCGCCACGTCAGAGCGGACGTGCATGGGAGCGTTTCTTAGCTTCTCTAGCAGCGCTTCGTCTTGCGCCGTCAGCTCCGCTGGAAAGATACTCCTAAAGAGAGCGTCTGAAGGGTTATCAGCCGCCTCCCTCCTAGCATATAGCGAGAGACGTACATTCTCATCTGCGCTCTGGCCTCTAGCTTGCAGGGCCAAGTGACCGCGCATCTGGCTGGATATAGAAGAGGCCGCTTTACCCTCTCTATCTATTCTTTTGTCCTCCAGCGCCTCTTCCGCTGCCAAGATTCTGCTCATTTGCTTTTCATACACGTTGCTCTCAGAAAATGGAGCGTCACTTCTGTATTTGAAATCAGCATCTCTGTCAGGAAGGCTAAGAAGGAGTTTTGCGCGTTCCAAAGCTGCCGGGTCGTAGTGCGCTTTCGCAAGCTCTTCGTCCACAGACACCCTGAAGAAAGCGTCTTTTTGTTTAAGGTTTCTTCCTTTAAGAGTGTTCCACCAAGGAGCCTCTAGAGCCTCGTCAAACAAGAGGGTACTATTAACTGCTGTAAGCGAGCCTCCCGCGTCCATTATATTACCAATGGTGTCGCTCGCCTGATTGATGTCGTCTGCAAGGACTTCGCCTTCCAAGGCCGCAAACAACTTGGCTTTCTTGAGATGTACTTCGTTCTCAAAGACCTTCCTTGTGGCGGTGTTGAACGCCTTGTCAGCGGTACTGCCTAGCTCAATGTTGTGCTCCCCTTTGTACCGCTCGGTGAATTGAATAACGAACGCATCAAAGTCTTCTTCGCTGGGTCTAAACTGAACACCTTCTTCTCCTTCTCCCTCAGCCCACTCCTCCAGCGCCTCCTGTAGATGTGCTGAAAAGTCTCTAGATACCGCAGCTCCTCTGTAGAGTTCTCTTCTTTCGCTCTTAACTACGGGGTCCTGCTTGGCTAGAGGGGTTTGTGCTGTGGCTTTAAGCAGCTCGTTTTGAGCCTCCGTATGCTGCTTTGCAGCTACCTCAACATAATCCGCGTTCTCTCTTTCGGCTCTCTCCCTTTCGTCATATGACAGACCAGCCCAGTAGTTGGCTTCAACAGCCTCTGCCGTCATCTGTTGGGACATATCCATCTTGGTAGCAAGCTCGCCAATGCGAGCATCCATCGCTTGTCCTTGAAGCTGGGAGAGAGCGGTTTGATGGTCTATCTGAAGACCTCTTTGCTCCATCTCAAGCTTCTTGTCTTCAAAGGCTTTCGCTTGAGCCAACAAACCACTCACCTGAGAAAGAGCCCCCGCCATGCGGCCTATGTTGGTCTCAGAGGCTGCTGGTGTGTCAGCAACGACAGTTGACCAACCTCCTCCCCTGACTGGCACAGGAGTAAGCTTGAACGCTTCTCTGCTGAACTTCGCAGGCTCCACTGGGTCATCTGAGAGCCCCAGCTGCTTTGCTATAGATGTTCTTTTAGCCATTTTATCTTACTGCTCTGTTAACGGCGGTGATGCCGAACCTTCTTCTAGTTTCATCAGCAAGACCAGCGCTCTGCCTTGCCATCGTTCTTGATTGTACTCCGCGCCCTAGTTGCTCCCCTCTAAGGGTAGCCTGTCTTGCGTATAGCCCTCGTTGCAGTTGGCTAAGCTCAGCGTTCTGGTATACACCAGACGCTTGCAGGGCGGTCCCCAACGCGGACTCAATGAAGTTGGGCCTATTTATGGGCTTATTGATTCTAGTCATGTTTTGCGTATAGCTCAGACCACTCCCGCTAATTCGGTGCATTCTTGAGAGCCCCCGCATACGCGACTGCTGCTCTAACGCTGTCTGGTAGTTAGCGTTCGCTTGCATATAGTGCGCTACTGCCAGCCCTGTAGCATTCCCCTCAACCCCGCGCTCTTCCGCGCTGGTTAGGATGGTGCCCATGGCTTCTTGAGCCTCCCGGTTGGCTTTCTGCGCTTCAACAGCGTCCGCTGTATCTTCTTGCCCTTCGGCTAGTCTTTCAGCGGTGGCCGCGTGCTGCCACCTCTTCATCTCATTTAGAGATGCCTGATATTGCGCTCTTTCTTGCTGTCTAGCAGCTTTCGCTTGAGCGGCATAGCCTGCAACCCCGGACGCGATTGTGAGCGCCATCTGGGCCATGGCGGGTAATACTACGCACATGATTAGTTATTTAGTTATAGTGAATTTAATAAACATTTCCCCGTCTAGGTCAAACGGGACGCTGAGCTTTGCTCCGCACCATTCCAGCCATTTAAGGCATATAAAGTTTTCTGCGTGTATGTAGTTGGATACTTCGCCGTACATTTCAGTCAACGACCAAACCCACTTACGACAATGGCGAAGGAAGTCCTTGGAATAGGTCTCTACTTCAGAGGAACCAAGCATCCATATGTAAGGTTCTTCTACGTTCCCGGCTCCGAATATAGCCATGACGTTCTCGTCCTTGGTCATTACCGTCAGGGTAACGTCGTCGTTACTGAATGCGCTGTTCAGTGCGTCGGTTGGCGTGCTCTTGAAACAAGCAACCTCAACCTTGTCCATTTCCCGTAGATTGCCCCCAAGCTCGTCTATGTGAGCCTGCGTGGTCACTCGTATGGTGTGACCCTCTGGGGTAGTCTCTACGATGTTATCCATACCTTCTGGAACGCTGGTGGACAAATGATTCAAACTCCGCACTCTGAAGGTTACAGGGCGCGGCGGTGGCGTTCTCAATGGTTATTACTGTTCCCTTGGGGTCCGTAAAGATAGGGAACCTGAAGCTGTTCGACTCAAGGGGCATGGAGCCCTCGGTGGTCGCTTGGACAACAGTAGCGTTGAACGCGGTCTCGGAAGTGTCTCTGAGATACGGGGTCACCTTTACCTTAAAATGCGCGGTGTCCGTGAAAAATAGGTTCCCATTGCGGATGAGCATTCTACCAGAGTTAGTGGGAGAAGGCTGTTCCCCCGCCCCTGCCTTAAACAGCTGCTCAGAGAAGGTGTATTTCATCGTGTACGCCACGCCCACATAAAGCTCAACCGATGTGCCTGTCACTCCTCCTGACACAATATTGTCTTTAAAGGTGACTGTGGTGATTCCGGTTTCGGTGTTCTCGGTATCGTAATCTAAGTTTTGCAAGAGGAGACCGTCTTTTGTGTAAGCTTGTAGGGTCTCCCCTTCAGCGAGTAAGTAAGGAATATTAAAAGTGGGGGCCGCAGCGTCTGCGTTGAATGTAACATTAACCCTTCTATCCAGATGGGTGTTGTACCCTTCAGCGTCCCTTTGCTTGTTTTCCAAGGGGAGCTTCAGGAGTTGTGTTTGGGAGGCATTCGTCCCGCTAGGACACTGTACAATATACAAATCAGAATCAACAAACCCAATACCACGGATACCTCCACCACTGAGTATGAACTTGCTCCAAGAACTAAGAACCTTCTCATTACCGGAGAAGAAATACTTGTAGATATAGATGTCTGTCCCGTCAGTCAGGGCGAGGAGTTCCTCAGAACTGCTGCCCGTCATGGACACGATTCCATCAGGAACAGAAGGAGACACAGTCTCGTCCGTTTTCTGAGGGATGTATTGGGGAACGTGGGCAGTGATTTCGTTGGCGTCGAATACGTCTGTATTAGAGTTAACAGTGAACTCCCTGACCCCGGTGAAGCTCCCTCTGGCAAAGGGAAAGTAAATATACGCACCCAAAGCCACCGGAGACACTGAGCTGTCGTATTCAAACTCTGTGATGGGGTTCGCGGATACTGTCTTAGGCGTGAGGATGTCACCACCACGAAGGACGAACTGACCAAAGTCAGAGAACATCACAAGGTTGTCTTGGAATGCCATAGCGTCCTTCAGTTTTACAACGTGAGCTGAAGAAAGGGTTACATCAATAGGAGAGCTGTCCAACAGGGACACGACAGACGTTCTGTAGAAGTTGTAATGCTGTATGTTGTTTGTGCCTTCATACGACACAAACTTCACCTCAGTCATGCTTACAGAAGCACC